GGCAATAGAAATACCAACTCCACCAGAAAATCTTGGAGAGTCTGGATTAGATTTATGGAATCGTTGTTGGGGTGTAGCCATAACTTGGCTTAGTCCTGTTAGTGATATTGAGGCTATTAAAAATGCAGCACATTTGGCTGATGCCAATGAAGCAGCAAGAGCAAGGTATATGATTTCTACAGAACCTGCTGATGCAAAAGCCTATGTCGCAATTAACAAAGCGTTTACAGATTCTCTGACCTCACTGGCATTTGACCCAGTTTCCAGATCTCGTTTAGGAGTAGCAGAAGTAAGAGCAGCAACCTCAATTGATAAGTTATTGGAAAAAAGACAAAATCGTGCTAAAATGGTTTTTGAGGAAGACACAGAAAACAAGGGGCAATAAATGAAGCAGATAGCAATTAACGACATAGGAACAGCAGAAGACTTCCTAAAGGCAATAGACGAATCAATGAAAGATTATTCTATTGGAGATGCTGTCATAGGCGTAGTAGTCCAAATTGATCGTGATGGAGTACTTGTTGATATTGGCTCTAAGACAGAAGCCTTTATCTCTAAAAAAGAGATATCAGCAAAAAGGGTTTTTGAGATTACAGATATCCTCTCAATTGGACAGGCAGTACAAGCCACAGTTAAACACATAGATCAAGAAGGACAATACACCCTATCTATGAAAGAAGCAGAAGTAGAGATGTTGTGGGATAGTATAGAGTCTATATTTAATTCCGAAGACAAGATCGTCTCTGGTGAAATTGTTAAGATTATCAAAGGTGGCATGATTGTTGATATTGGAGTAAGGGCATTTTTACCTTTATCTCAATCTAACATTAATAGGACAGAAGATCCCCATACATATATTGGTCAAACCATAGAAGCCAAAATTATTCAATTTGAAAGAGAAAAGAATAATGTTGTTATTTCTCGCAAGGCGCTAGTTGAAAATGAACTAAAGCAAAATAAAGCGATCCACTTTAGTAGATTAGAAGTAGGCCAGGTACATAGAGGAAAAGTTACGGGTATTGCTGAATTTGGAGTATTTGTTGTTATTGGCTTAGCCTCTGGACTTATTCATAAATCTAAGATGCCTACACACACTCCTGAACAGTTTTCTGTTGGTGATAGTGTAGATGTAAAAATTTTACAAATTGATTTTGACAAGGATAGGCTCTCGTTAGCACTTAAGGGATGAGCGTGGAGACTAAAGTACAAAATTGGCCTCCAGCCTACTTATCTCCTGTTTCAAAAACGGAACTAGCAAATAGTCGTGGTTATGACATTATTGATTTTGCTGAAACATTATGCCGTGTTACAGAAGATTCTATCGCTGGAAATGTTGGAGATAAATTAGTCCTACGCCCCTGGCAAAAAGAACTTTTACTACATTTATATGCAGAAGATGACAACGGTCTTCTAAAACATCGTCGTGCTTTAATTGGCATACCCCGCAAGGCTGGTAAGTCAGCACTTTTATCTACCCTCGTATTAGAACAACTTCTTCTGGGTGTTAATGGTGGTCAAATTTATTCTTGTGCGGCAGACAAAGAACAAGCAAAGATTATTTTTAAAACGGTAAAGAGAATGGTAGAACTAGAACCAGAGTTATCTTCCGTATTACAAACCTACAGAGATGTTATTTATAATCCAGGTACAGGAACAGTATATAGAGCCTTGTCTTCAGAGGCGTTCACTAAAGAAGGTTTAAACTCTACATTTGTGGCATTTGACGAATTGCATAGTCAGCCTAATAGAGAACTATATGACACTATGTCATTATCTATGGGTGCTCGTCTAGAGCCAATGCTTGTAGCAATTACCACTGCTGGAACGAAGTATGACTCATCAGGCAAAGAATCTCTATGTTACCAAATGTATCAAAGAGGAGTTCAAATAGCAAAAGGTGAAGTAGAAGATCCTTCATTCTTTTTTGCCTGGTATCAAGGAAATGAAAAACTTAATTACAAAGACGAAGATAACTGGAAGATAGCCAATCCATCCTATGATGACATATTATCTGCGGAAGACATGAAGTCTGCCTCACTCTTAACCCCAGAGGCTGAATTTAAAACCAAGAGACTTAATCTTTGGACAGATACAGGACAGACATGGATACCAAGCGATGTTTGGGATTCACTAACCCTAAAAGATAGAGAACAGATTCCTGGTGAAGATGTAATTATTGGCTTTGATGGATCATTTAACGGTGATGCAACTGCTATAGTTGCTTGGTTCCTTGGTTCTGAAAAACCTCATTTAGACATTTTAGGAATTTGGGAAAGACCTATAAGTGCTGATCAAAACTGGTTTATTCCAGTTGCCGAAGTTGAATCGTGTATAATAGATGCATATAGAAATCCAAACTACAGTGTCAGAGAAATTGTCTTTGATCCCGCTAGATATTCTAGAACTTTTATGCTTTTTGATGAGGAAGGGATGCCAGTAGTGTCTTATCCTAACACAGCAGAGAGAATGGTTCCTTCTACCGCTAAATTTTATGAGGCAGTTATGAACAAATCATTCACACACTCAGGACACGAAGCACTAAATAGACACATGGCAAACACTATGACAAAGACTTCTTCACGAGGACTTATGGTTCAAAAAGCAAATAGCAAAAAGAAAATTGACGCAGCCGTTGCTGCGATATTTAGTTATGATCGTGCTACGGTTCCAGTACCAGTGAAACCAGTTGCTCGTTTTTATTCAATATAAAACAATAAGGAGAAACATGAAACTAAAAAAACCAATTATAGATTGGTCGCTCACAACAGAGATTGTTGGCGTATCCCTTGCCACATATGGCTTATTTTTAATTTTCCCTCCTATTAGTTTTATTGCACTTGGTGCATTTTTAGTTTATATAAGCGAAAAGGAATAACATGGCAATTGCAGGTATTTATAACTTTATCATTGACAAAGGCTCTACATGGACATTGCAGATAGTCTACAAGGATTCAAATGGCAATCCAGTTAACCTGACTGGCTACACAGCAGAAATGCAAGTTCGTCGCAAGTTTGATTCTGAGAATTCAGTTTTGACTCTATCAACTTCTAATGGTGGTATTACAATTGTTGGCGCTACTGGAACATTAAATTTATTAGCAACAGATGAGCAAGCAAACATTGATGCAGGTCTTTATGTTTATGACTTAGAACTAAGCATTGGTGGAGCAAGAAGTCGTTTAATTCAAGGAACAGTCACAGTTAGTGGAGAGGTTACAAGATAATGTCATCAATATCAAATCAAGTAGTTGTTAACGAAACAAACAACATTGTAACCGTTTCTGCACCTGGTCCTGCTGGTGCCCCTGGCGTTACAGGAGCAACTGGACCTACAGGAGCCACAGGCCCTGCTGGTGGTCCAACAGGAGCAACGGGTGCAACTGGTGCCACAGGCCCAACAGGTATTGGAACAACAGGCGCTACAGGCGCTACAGGAGACACAGGTCCAACTGGCCCAGCAGGCGCTACAGGTCCAACTGGTGTTACTGGTGCAGCCTCTACAGTTCCTGGCCCTACAGGTTCTACTGGCGCAACAGGTCCAGCAGGATCAACTGGCCCAACAGGAGATACAGGTTCAACAGGATCTACTGGTGCCACAGGAGTTACAGGACCTGAAGGCTCAACAGGACCAACAGGACCTACAGGAGTAGGTACAACTGGTGCTACAGGACCAACAGGAGCCACAGGCTCAACAGGACCAATAGGAGTTACTGGAGATACAGGTCCCACAGGAAGCACAGGCCCAGTTGGAGCGACAGGCTCTACAGGTCCAATAGGATTAACAGGAGATACAGGACCAACAGGACCCACAGGCGCAACAGGAGCAGTTGGCGCAACAGGAAGTACTGGCCCTACTGGTGCCACAGGTGCGACGGGACCAACAGGTGCTGACGGTGGATCTGCTAACTTCTATGACTATAAAGCAAAAACAACTATTACTACAGGAGATCCTGGTAATACACATCTTATTTGGAACAATGCTACACAAACCTCTGCAACACAAATCAATGTAAGTCATATTGATAAAGATGGGTTTGATATTGATATCTTCTTGGCTTTGATCAAGGACAACGATACTTTAATTATTCAAGACGCTTCAGATTCTAACAATTTTCAAAAATGGGAAGTAAATGGAACACCAACATTACAGGTAGGCTATGTTGAAATTCCAGTAACACTTTTAACATCAGGTGGAACAGGAACAACTAATTTTGGTAACAACTTAGACGTTCTTTTTGTAATATTTAGTGCAGGTATTATAGGACCTACAGGACCGTCTGGCGCAACTGGCGCAACTGGTCCACAAGGAGTAACTGGCGATACTGGACCTACAGGAGCCACAGGCTCAACTGGTCCTATAGGTGCAACTGGTGCTACTGGACCTCAAGGAGTAACTGGAGACATTGGTGTTTCTGGTGCAACTGGTCCTATTGGAGCAACAGGAGTAACTGGTGTAACTGGAGACACTGGACCAACAGGTCCAATTGGTGTAACTGGTGACACTGGGGCAACTGGATCTACAGGAGATACTGGTCCTACTGGTCCTACTGGTGTAACAGGAGCCACAGGTCCAACAGGACCTACTGGTGTAACAGGAGATACAGGTCCAACAGGAGACACAGGAGTAACTGGTGATACTGGTCCAACAGGACCTACAGGTGCAACTGGAGTTGGCACCACAGGTGCTACAGGAGCCACTGGTCCAGCAGGACCTACTGGAGTTACAGGAGCCACAGGAGTCACTGGAGATACAGGACCTACAGGTCCAACAGGAGTTACTGGAGATACAGGCCCTACAGGGCCAATAGGAGTTACTGGACCTACTGGAGTTACAGGTGTTACAGGACCTACTGGAGTAGGAACAACTGGTGCTACTGGTGTTACAGGTGCAACAGGTGTTACTGGTGCTACAGGACCTACAGGTGCTGGAGTTACAGGGGCAACAGGTCCAACAGGTGCAACAGGACCTTCTGGTGGCCCAACAGGTGCTACTGGTCCTACAGGACCAACTGGACCAAGTGGGGCAGGGGCAGATTTAACAGTAGGACCTATTCGTTCAAGTGGTAATACATCAAGTATTAATTCACAAACAGGTACTGGCGATACATTTGTAATGAGCGACGGTAGCCCATCAATTCAATCAAAATTAACAATAGAAGCAGGAGCAAATAGCCCAGTTATAATTAGTGTTGGTAACACTAGAACACTATTTGGAAACCTTGCTATTGGTAATGCTGAAACTCTTGAATCAACTACAACAGGTCAGCAAAACCTTGCTATTGGATCTCGTGCATTACAAGAAAACACAACTGGTCAAAATAATATTTCTATTGGTTCTGACTCTATGAGGTTTGGTACTGCTCCTAATGATAGCATTGCTATTGGTCAAAGTGCCTTAGAAGATAATTCTGCTAATGGAAATATTGGTATTGGTGCAGCAGCACTTGGAAATGCTACATCTGGTGGTAACAATCTTGCTATTGGTACTGGTGCTCTTAGCACAATTACCACAGCAAATAATCTACTTGCTATTGGACTACAGGCCTTAAAAGATAACACATCTGGATCAAGTGCTACAGCAGTTGGATTTCAGGCTATGGAAAAGAATACAACAGGAAATGATAATACTGCATTTGGACATCAGACTCTTCGTGAGAATACAACTGGTGCCCGTAATACCGCAGTTGGCACATATTCTTTAAACACCTCAACATCATCTGACAATACTGCAGTTGGCAATCAGGCTCTTTTTAGCAACACATCAGGAGGTAGCAATACCGCAGTTGGATCTCTTGCTTTGGATGCAAACACAACAGGTCAGTCAAATGTTTCTCTTGGATATCAGGCTTTAAGTGCCAACACAACAGGATCAAATAATACAGCAGTTGGAACTGAAGCAAGTTTAGTTCAAACCACGGCAGCGAATAATACCGCAGTAGGATTATCTGCTTTGCGTAATAACACGTCAAATAGTTTAACTGCTGTTGGAACGCAGGCTCTTGAATCAAATACAACAGGTTTACAAAATGCAGCAATTGGATTTTCGGCTCTTAAATTAAATACAACAGGATCAAATAATCTAGCAGTTGGAGCAAATGCTTTACTAAATAATACAACTGGCCTTGACAATGTTGCTATTGGTAATCAAGCACAACAAGGAGATGGTGTAACTGCAATTACTGGTGAGGGTAATGTTTCTGTTGGATTCGCCAGTATGTTTAGGATTACATCAGGATTCTATGACACTGCTGTTGGAGAACTTGCAATGATTAACAATAAGACTGGTTCAGAAAATACTGCTCTTGGAGCAATCAGCCTATTTGGTAACACTGAGGGATCATTTCATACAGCCCTAGGTAGAGATGCACTTAGACTTAGTACATCAAGCCTTTTAACAGTTGGAACAATTACTGGTGGATCAGGATATGTTGACGGAACTTATACTGGAGTTACTTTAATTAGGGTTGACTCAGGATCAGTATTTGCATTTACCGCTCCAGTTGCAACTATAGTTGTTTCTGGAGGAGCGGTTACAACAGTAACTATAACAAGTGGTGGAGCATCAATAAATTCATCAATGATATTTTCAGCAAACAACGCATCCCTTGGTGGCAGTGGTTCAGGATTCCAAGCACCAGTGGCAACACTTGACACACCAGTAAGCAATACTGCTGTTGGATATAAAGCAGGAAGAAATTCTACCTCTGGTTCACGAAATGTATTCCTTGGAAATAACGCAGGATATTTTGAAACAACCTCTGATAATTTATACATTTCTAACTCAGACACATCAACACCTTTAATCTATGGTAAATTTGATTCAACAGGTGGATCTACTACAGGTAGAGTAAAAATTAATGGCAATCTTGAAATAAACAGCAAGACTCCAGCATCTGCTTCTGCTACAGGAGTGGTTGGAGAAATCGCTTGGGATGCAGATTACATATACATCTGTACAGCAACAAATACCTGGAAGCGAGTAGGTATAGCAACATGGTAGAATTAACTATTAAGGAAAAGGGTAAACTATGAGTCTGTCTAAAAGATTAAAGGCATCTGGAGAATCCAGAGATATGAATAGTCAATACATACTTCCGTTAATTCCTCCACGTCCTTTATTTGGTGTTGCCAATACTGGTACATATGTTGATACAGAATCTGCTATTCGTACATCTACCGTTTATTCTTGTGTAAGACTACTTGGAGATACTATTTCTTCATTGCCAATGGGTGCATATGTACGCAGAGGTCGCAATCGTCTTTCATATGCAGCAGTCTATGGAGAGACTCCAGCATGGGTAAATAAGCCAAACCCAGAATCAACAAGACTAGAATTTATTGAGCAAGTAATTACTTCTCTACATCTACATGGTAACGCATTTATTTTGACGGTACGAGATGATAATAACGAAGTAACAGAACTATTTGTATTAAACCCAAATGAAGTAAGAATTGAAAGACCTATTCCAGGTGAGCCACTTGTCTATAGAATTAAAGATATAGAAAATGGCATCTATGATCAGATTTTAACAAGTAATGAAATTCTTCATATTCCTCTATTTAGACTTCCAGGATCACACTACGGACTAAGCCCAATTGGTGCTTGCCGTATGTCTGTTGGTATTGCACAGGCTTCTGACACATATGCTGCATCATATTTTGGTAACGCATCAAATCCTGGTGGAGTTATTGAAGTTGCAGGAGAATTAAACGCAGAACAAGCAGGAGACATTGCTCGTAACTGGCAAGAATCACACTCTGGACCATACATGTCTGGTAAGGTTGGCATTCTTTCTGGTGGTGCATCATTTAAGCCACTATCACTAAACGCTGCTGACGCACAATTAATTGAAGTCAGAAAATTCAACGTAGAAGACATTGCGAGAATTTTCCGTGTCCCGCTTAGCCTATTAGGTCATCCCACACAAGGAGCAATGTCCTACGCATCAGTTGAAGCACAAAACCTTTCATTTGTACAGCATTCATTGCGTCCATTATTAGAGCGCTTAGAGCAAGCACTATCTCCACTACTTCCTGAATCAGATGGATTTGTTAGATTTAACCTTGATGCACTATTGCGTGGTACTACAATAGAGCGTTTTGATGCATACACAAAGGGACTAAGAGAAGGTTTCTTGTCACTAAACGATGTACGCAACTACGAAGACTTATCATCACTTGGTGAGTCAGGAGATCAATATAGACTTCCTCTACAAAACATTGATGCTTCACAAGCACCACTTGTTGGAGATAAGATGAAGGCTGAGATTGCTTCTATTTTGGTACAAGTTGGATACAATCCAGATGATGTTGCTAAGATGCTAGAGATGGAAGAAATATCTCACACAGGACTTCCTTCAGCACAACTACAGCAAGTAGCACTAATTGATCCAGTAAATCCTGATGCTGCTTACAGTGATGAGGTAAAAAACTAATGCCATACGGTATATCTTCTGAGCAGAGCGATTGCAGCAATTGGGCGGTAGTTAAAGAAGAGTCAGATGGCTCCTATACTACCCTTAAATGCCATGATAATAAACAAGATGCAATTGATCAAATGGTAGCAATATCAATATCAGAAGATATGGAACCTCTTGGAGAAGTAAGAGAAGTAGGAACAGTTCCACAATTTATTAGAAACAATGCACAAAGAGGATTAGATTATCTGGCAGAAGGTTTTGGCGGAGATGGTCTAACTGATGCAACAAAGCGTGAAGCAAGAGAGATGGCAGCAGGTAATATCTCTGAAAATAAAGTAAGAAAAATGGCACCTTGGTTTAGTAGGCATAAAGTAGATGGACAAGCACCTAAGAATAGCGATCCATCAAATCCAGAATATCCAGGTCCAGGACTGGTTGCATGGTTGCTTTGGGGTGGTAATTCAAACTTTGACGATGCCGCACAAAATTGGGCACAACGCCAAATAGATAAATTAAACAACGAAACTAATAAGGCAAGGAGCAAGATGAAAAAGACTGAACGCCGTACCTTTACGGTCAGAGACATAGAGACACGAGAATCAGAAGACGGAACTATGCGTATGGCAGGATATGCCGCAGTGTTCAACGAAGCATCATTGCCACTTCCGTTTATTGAGAAGATTGCTCCAGGAGCATTCAGAAAAACACTATCTGAGACACCAGATGTTCGTTTATTGGTTAACCATGAAGGATTACCTATGGCCAGAACTAAAAACGGTACAATGAGATTGTACGAAGATGAAAAAGGATTATATTTTGAAGCAGAACTAGCAAACACACAAGAAGCAAGAGATCTATATACACTTGTTGCTCGTGGTGATGTTGATCAAATGTCGTTTGCATTTAGAGTTATTCGTCAAAAGTATAACGAAGATCGTTCAGAAAGACTTCTAACTGAGGTATCCTTGGCTGATGGCGATGTATCAATTGTCACATATCCTGCATACCCAACAACTTCTGTAGAGGCTAGAGAAGCAATAAAGAGAGCCATGCAAGAAATAAAGGCGGGAAGAGAAGTAACAGGCGAATCACTATTAGTATTAAAACAAATCTTTGGAGACTTATCTGAAGGCCATGAGTACATCATGAAGGCAGTAGAAGTAATGTCTATGATGTTTGGAGAGGGTGAAATGGAAGAAGATTCTATTTATCCATTAATTGATGTAGAAGAAGATGAACTAGAAATGTCTAAGCGTGAAGCAGTTGGAGATTTTGTTCGTTGGAACTCATCTGGTGGTATTGCAAGAGGTCGTATTGTAGAAATTAAGAAAGAAGGATCTATTAATGTTCCTAATTCAAGTTTCACTATCAATGCAGAAGAAGGAGATCCAGCAGTTCTCATTCGTGTATACAAAGAAGTAGAAGGTGGCTGGAAAGCAACTGATACTCTTGTTGGACACAAAATGTCTGAACTAACAGCGATTGACCCACTTCCAGAACCAAAAGAAGAGGCTGCTAACGTTTTAGAAATAACAGATGTTCCTGGAGAAGGTGCAAAGATTGTTGGAGATTTCCCATCAGTCCTAAACTTCTTACCAGATAACATGCCAAGATCAATGTCTCTTCGTTTAGCACAAGCAAAGGTAAATAGAATAAAATAATATTCCTATCTAACAAGATAGGCAGAAGTCGGAGTTAGGTTCACACCCGTAAGCGTCGTGAAATCCATAACCACCACCTCAAATTAACAAACTCACAAAAGGAGAACAATATAATGTCTTATTTAGACAAAGTAATTGAACGCCGTGATGCAGTTAAGGTTGAAATGGATGCAATTCTTGAGGCAGTAGCCGTAGAGAATCGTACAGACCTTACAGAAGATGAATCAGCAAAGGTTGACGCCTTGGTTGAAGAGTCACGCACACTAGATTCAAAGATTGAAAAATTGACTGCTCAAGCAGCAGCAGATGCTAAGGCATCAGAAGCACGCTCAACAGTTGCTAACTTTGCAATGCCAAAGTCTGGCGGAGCAACAGTAACTCGTGAAGCACGTACATACTCACCAGAGAATACAGATGTTTCATTCGTTAAGGATGCATTTACTGCTAAGTTCAGCAATGACTATGCAGCATCAGAGCGTCTTGCTCGTCACTCTCGTGAAGAGGAAATTGAGCGTCGCTCAGTAGGAACTGGCAACTTTGCTGGTCTCGTAATTCCTCAGTACCTTGTTGATCTAGCAGCACCATTTGCTCGTGCAGGTCGCCCAACAGCAGACTTCGCAACAAACAAGATGGCATTGCCAGCAGCAGGTATGACACTAAATATCTCACGCATGACTACTGGTACATCAAC